AGCTTTCGCACGATTAGCAACACCAATACACCCTACCATGGACAACGCATTCATGGATACCCATTTCTTCGCAGTACCAGTTAGATTAGTCTGGGACGATTTCGAAGAATTTATGGGAGAAACAAAAACATATAAAGCAGCTGGTACCGATAGATTAGACGGTACTCCCGACTTTTCAGTCGCAGCGCCAATACCACCAACAATAACAGCCGGAGGATCCGGCGAAGCAGAACAATCATTATCCGACTACTTCGGAATACCAACTAAAATAGCAGGATTAGAATTCAGCGCACTATGGCACAGAGCATACACACTGTGCTGGAACGATTGGTTGCGCGATGAAAACCTGCAAGCACCTAAAACAATATTAACAACCTCTGGAGCAGACGCAACGACGTATGCATTATTAAACAGAGGAAAAAAACACGATTACTTCACATCAAGTCTGCCATGGCCACAAAAAGGCGCAGACGTAACAATTCCATTAGGAACTTTTGCACCAATTACAGCGCAAACAACATCGGATGACTATCTTTCAATCCAAGACCTCAATGGCGACCCTAAATGGATGAAAACAACTGCTGCTGGTCCTATTGCAATGGACAATGGTGGTATAGCAGATCATACACCTTTACAAGCAGACCTATCAGACGCCACAGCAGCAACCATAAACCAACTTCGATTAGCATTTGCAACACAAAAATTTCTTGAAATCCAAGCCAGAGGCGGTTCAAGATACATCGAAGTAATAAAAAACCACTTTAACGTAACTAGCCCAGACGCTAGATTACAACGACCAGAATATCTGGGTGGCGGAAGCTCACCGGTAAATATCAGCCCGGTCGCTCAAACATCGTCAACTGACGCAACAACACCGCAAGGTAATTTATCGGCCATAGGAACAACTGTACTTAGTGGCCACTCTTTTACAAAGAGTTTCACTGAACACACAATAGTAATAGGTATGGTATCTGTACGTACAGATTTAACATACCAACAAGGACTGAACCGCATGTTCAGCCGAGAAACAATATACGACTACTACTGGCCAACGTTATCAACGATTGGCGAACAAGCAGTCAAAAACAAAGAAATATATGCACAAGGATCAGCAGCCGACGAAACAACGTTCGGCTATCAAGAGCGTTATGCGGAATACAGATACAAGCCAAGTTCAATAACTGGCAAATTCCGTTCTAACGCAACAGGCACACTAGAATCATGGCATTATGCACAGGAATATTCAGCCCTGCCACTACTTGGTGATTCATGGATACAGGTAACAGATACAAACGTACAACGGACACTAGCGGTAGCAAGCGAACCTCAATTTATATTTGATTCGCTATTCAAACTTAAGTGTACAAGACCAATGCCAGTAAACAGCATACCTGGAGGAACACATTTCTAATGGGTGGATTATTCCAGGGTATCGGCAGTGCAATCGGAGGTCTCTTTGGTTACAAAGGTACTAAAAACCAAAACGTTGCATCTGCCCAACAGGCTCAAAAACAAATGGACTTTCAACGAGAAATGTCCAACACGGCTGTACAACGCCGAATGGCGGATTTAAAACAGGCCGGAATTAATCCTATTTTAGCTGCAAGCAAAGAAGCAAGCTCTCCATCTGGCGCAATGGCGCAAATGCAAAACGTATCAGCGGGAGCTATTAATTCAGCTTTACAAGCAGCACAAATAGGTTCAACAATACAATCAACAGCATTAACAAAGAATAAAACTGGTATGACAGAAATACTTGGTTTATTAGGCGATTATATCGCCGGACAATTACGAGTCGGAATAGATTCAGTAGATTTACCTAAAGAATCTTCAGCCGACCAGGTAGAAAAAAAAAACCAATGAAACAATTAGTACAGCTGTTGATAACAGAGGTACTTTTAAAGAGTACCCTATACCCGCGGAAAATAGACGCGGAACAAGATACAGAAATGCAAAACGCATTTATGATCCACTTACTAAACGATGGCGTTTAGTAGATCTTAAAGGAGAACAATACTTTGACTAAAAGAAAAGCCACAGGCATAACAAAAAACACATTTCGTTCAGCCTATAACCTAGGCAACGAAGACTATAGCCAATCATTTACTGATGGCTTAACAGAACAACATCACACAGACACGTGTGATATTAATAAGATCCTGGCACAATTTATGGAAACAGGAATTATGCCACAAACAAACGCAAACCCACAATACGGAGACGTATCAGACGTCGACTTTACACAAATGCAAAATCAACTAGCGACAGCAA